CACCGGAGCCACCGGCCCGCAGGGGCAGCAAGGGCCCACCGGGGCAACAGGCGCTACCGGCCCACGGGGGCCGCAAGGGCCGCAAGGCCCGGCGGGTGCTTCAGCGGTAGCAGCAAGCGGCAGTAACTGGGTAAGATTTTCAGACGGAACACAGATCTGCTGGTACTCCATCTATTCAAACGGAGACGATTATATATGGTCATTTCCGGTGGCATTTTCTAATACGGAATATTCTGTTGTTGGTAGCCCTATCTCATGGCTTTCGTTTGTTTGTAAGGACAAAAGAACGACATCATGCACACTACCTGGAACAAAGGATACACTATGTCATGGCATTGCTGTTGGCCGCTGGTGGTGAGGTGAACGTAAATGGAAATTAAACCCGGAATAAAAATCCTGAAGCCTGTTATCACGCAAGAAGAGTGCGACACTTATTCTGCCGCTGTGGGTGCCATTACCGCTCACAATGCAGCGGCTGCCGTGGGCGAGACCCTGTGGAGCATGGACGACCAGCCGGAGGCTTACGTTGTGGTGGAGGCCGGCACGAAGCCAGACCCTGCCGATGCACCGAAGCCGACCCCTACACTGGAGGAGCGGCTTGCTATGGTGGAGAGCGCCCAGACCCAGATGGCGCAGCTGCCTGAAACACTGGCTGCTTTGCAAAAGGAAAACGAGATGCTGAAACAGTGTCTGCTTGAGATGAGCGAGACTGTCTATGCGTAAAATCACACAAAAAATCGAAAGGATGGTATTTATGATGGCTATGTTATGGGCACAGGAAATCATGTCTGCTGAGACCGTGGAGGAGGCAAAAGCTCTGTATGAGCGCTGCCCCCGCTTGCTGAAGGAGAAGGTCAAGGCGATTCTTATCAAGAGCGGCTTTGAGGACATCACACAGTAAGGAGGACGCTATGGCTGAAATCATGGATGTCTCCCGCTGGCAAGGCAGCATTGACTGGGACAAGGTCAAGGCAAGCGGCCTTGTCTCCGGCGTGATGATCCGGGCCATGGGCAACAGCAAAGAGGGCAAGCCCAGCAAGCCATACATCGACCCCTTCTTTGCCCGCAACTACGCCGAGTGCACCCGGCTGGGCATCCCGGTGGGCGTGTACGGCTACTTCAAGGCCACCACCAAGGCACAGGCCGACAAGGAGCTGGCCCTGTTCAAGCAGGCGCTGGGCGGCAAGACGTTCCAGCTCCCGGTGGCTGTGGACATTGAGGACAAGCTGCAGGAAGCCCTGAGCAAGGCCGCCCTGACCGACATCGTGGCCCACTGCCTGAGCGTGGTGGAGAGCTGGGGCGTGTACGCCATGCTCTACACCGGCCTGTACTTCGGGCAGACCAACCTTTACATGGGTGGCGCGGCCCTCAAGCCCTACGACGTATGGCTGGCGGCCTACCGCACCGAGAAGCCCGCTCCCGGCTGGGCCTTCGGCATGTGGCAGTACACCAGCAGCGGCAAGATTCCCGGCATTGCCAAAGGCGCAGACCTGAGCGTGGCCTACAAGGACTACGCGGGCATCATCCAGCGGGCCGGACTGACGAAAGTGAGAGGAGCATAAGTGATGAGCAAGAAGCTTTTTATCAGCCAGCCTATGAACGGCCTATCGGACGAGCAGGTGCTGCAGGAGCGCGCCGCAGTGATCGGGAAGGCAAAGGCCGTGTTTGGTGACGATGCGGTTCCTCTGGAAACGTTCTTTGAGGACTTTGGCCCCGATGCGAAGCCGCTGGATTATCTGGCACGCAGCATCGAGTTTCTGGCTAAGGCTGACGTGGCGGTTTTCGCCCCGGGCTGGGAGTACGCACGCGGCTGCCGCATTGAGCGGCAGTGCGCCGAGGAATACGGTATTCCGGTAATGGAGGTGTGAGACCGATGGCAAGTTGTCTGATTTCAGATGCACCATACGCACCCTGGCTCTCGGATGTGCTAGCTACACTGGAAGAGCACAAGATCGACCGCATCGCCATAGCAGCGCCTCTGGCAGACGGTGAGGTGTTCACGGGGTACTACAACATGAATACCCAAGACAAGGCCCTGCTGGCATCCAATATCCAAGCAGATGCCGTTCTGGATGCGGTGTGTCACAACGGACAGCGCATCCAGCAGGCGTGGGAAGATGACGAGGAGGGGTGAGACCGATGTGGCAGTTTATCACGGAGTATTGGGCCGGGTGGCTCTGTGCTCTGATCGGCGGCGCGATCCTTGCCGCCATCCCCAAGATCAAGGCCCTGTGGGACGCGGTGCTGGCCCTGCTGCACGACCGCATCTATACCGAGTGCTACCGTTTTATGGAGCTGGGGTACATCACCCGCGACGGCCTGCGCAACCTGAATTACCTCTACAAGACCTATCATGTGATGGGCGGCAACGGCACCGGCACGGAATTGTACAAGAGAGCCTGCGCTTTACCCATCCACGACTGAAGAAAGGAACTGACATTATGAACGCACACATCACTGAGAACAACACCCCCGCCATCCCCGCCGCGACCATCGCCCGCACTGTTGTGCTGGCACTGGCCCTCGTCAATCAGCTGCTGAGTGCAGCAGGCAAGCCGGTGCTGCCCATCGACAGCGCCAGCGTGGAGCAGTGGGTGACGGCTGGCCTGACCACCGCTGCCGCCATCTGGGCATGGTGGGAGAACAACAGCTTTACTCCCGAGGCCATCCGCGCCGATGAGTTGCTGGATCAGATGCAGGGGAAGATCAAGTAAGAGTACATAGCAGCAGCCCCGGGGAGCCTGATGGTTCCTCGGGGCTGTTTTCTTTTGGCATGTTTCGGCATATTCCGACGCATTCCGCATTATCCAGCACATTTCGACATTTTCCGGTTAAAGTTGGATGGAAAGGATGTGCAAACTATGCCTGACCTGAAAATTTCGGACTCCCCTGCCCAGCTGGATCAAATCCTCCGGCCACTGGGAATCACCCGGAGCTCAAAGAATTACCGTATCCTATGCGAATGCGTGGCTCTGATCTGTGAGCAGGAGGACCGGCTGGAAGCTGTACAGAAAGAGATCTATACCCCCATCTCAGACCAGCGAAGCTGCAAGTGGTCCGCCATTCAAAGTGCCGTCCGGCGTGCAGCAGAGAAAGCCTGGGCGCTCAATCCCGAGGGCGTTCAGCAGTTGGCTGGCTACCCACTGACCGGCGCACCCAGCGCGGTGCAGTTCCTGGAGATGCTTTACAATGCCGTGGTGAGGGGGTAACGAATAGGCTGCTATGCGAGTGTGATGCACAGCGGCCTATTTTTGTTGATTTTCGCATAGTTTTCCGCAGAAAGTGGGTTTGACTGTGGGTTACAGAAAAAGAAAAACACCCAGAAACTTACGTTTCTAGGTGTTTTATCTTGGTGGGCGCGGGTGGATTCGAACAACCACGGCTTTGTTCCACCCAAGCCTTTGGATTTTAAAAAGTTAGAAACCATGCGGATTTTCGGACACCCAAAATGGAACACGAAACCTTTTCGGCCCGGACGCAACGTTAAAAGTGGGTTGCAAAGTGGGTTATTCCTCGGTGTCCGGGGCGTACTCGGCTAGCACTCCGGAGATGGTCTGAGCAGTGGCAACATCACGACCCGTGACATCATGTGCGTACCAGCCGAAGGTATCCATGCTGCGGCTGTGGCCGACCATGCGGCGCAGCTGAGCGGGTGATACCGCATCCGCAACCATGCTGACAAAGGTGTGCCGCAGTTCGTACAGGCTGATGGGTGGGTCAATGCCGTTGCAGCGCTGATAGAACTTCCAGTAGTTATACAGGCTCTGCTGGTTGGACAACAGAAACAGCGGATCGTCATTCGTCAGCGGTCGTTCCTCTTCCATCGTGCGCTGCCGGAGCTGGGCGTAGATCTCGTTCACGGCCAGAGGGTGCAGTACCACCGTCCGGATGGCATTCTCATTTTTGCCGCTGGTTTCCTCGTTCTGGCGGTTGATGGCCCGGCCGATGTGGAGCCGGTCTCCGTCCAGATCGCCTACACGCAGGCCCAGCAGTTCTCCGGGGCGCAGGCCGGTCATAACGGCCAGACGGTAGGCGTGCACGTTCTCATCCGGCTCCACTTTTCCGCGCACCACACGGGTATCGGTGGAGAACAGCACACGCAGGCTGTCCGGCTGCAGGATCTTCCGCCCCTTCTGGCGAGCGCCCTTCGGAACGGTCAGGTTTTCATCCTCTGGCCGCAGGGTCGTGTACTTATGCTGGCGTGCCCACTTGACAAAGGATACCTCCACGCCACGGATGCCCTGCAGCGTCTTACGGGAAAGATTGCCCCGGCTCTGGCGCTTGCTGTTCGGATTCAGACAGCCCTCTTTATACGCTCGGTTAAGTACGTCCTGCAGCATTCCTGTGCTCAGGTCGCCAATCTGCCGGGTACCGATCACTGGCAGGATGTAATTTCGCCCATTCTTTTCTACCTGTTCAATGTAGCTGGTGCCTGCCGTAGCCTTGACAGAGATTAGATACTCAGCCCACACCTCAGAGCAGCGCTTTGTGGTATTGCAGATTCCGTCATCCAGCCATGCGTCTGCCTTCCGGTTGGCTTCCCGCTGACCGGTGCGGCCGGGCTTTGCACTGGTGAACGTCCTGCGCTGGCCGTCCTTCTGCACCTTGATCTGCCAGCGTTTCTGGTTCGGCAGCCACTGGGCGGTATTGGTTCTTCGTCCCATAAAAAATACACCTCCATGGGTACACTTTGACAAGCCCGCCCAAAAGAGGTATAATCGCAGTGTCGAGTGTGCGATACCCTCTTCTGGGTGAGCCGCTTCTTTTAACTCCTTCGGTGTTCCAGCACCGGGGGAGTTTTTGCTTTATTCGGATTCCATGTTATCTTTCTCGGCCAGTGAAGAAAGTTCCTCGCTCACCTCGACAAACTCAGTCCGCTGAGCATTGCTCATGTACGGCAGATATGGCTCAAATGCCTTACTATACTTTTCTGCCCAGTTCTTCTTGGCTTTTCCCGTTTTCAAGCTCTCGATCTTTACGCTGTACTTATCTGCAACGCGATGGATAATCTCGCTTACAGCTCCATCCCGGAACGAAAGGCTCCGATACTTTGCAAAGTCTGCGGTCGTCCCCACTGGCACGCCGTACTTTTTACACTCTTCCAGTTGTTGCAAACGTCCAACACAAAAATCGTATCGTTCAAAAAATACAGCTGGTTCCGTAGTTGTCTGAAGGATTTTTGCGCTTTCCTGCGCCTGCTTCAAAAATTGAGGGGCCAGCATTCTGGCATCTGAACGGGAGTTGATGGGAACCATTTCTCCCATCCATTCCGGCTTCGGGGTGTATTGCGCTTCATCTGTAAGATCTGGACCATCGTACAATTTTGAATCTGAGGACTCCGCCTTAGATTCACCGCTCTCTCCGGAGCGTGTGGACTTATTAAACAGCATAAAAACCAGAACAGCCAGAAAGAACGGCAACATAAACAGAAGAAACTCGGCCAGAAAAAACGCTCCACCAGGCTCTTGGCCTTCCAATCCTGCAATACCAAAAAGCGGCAGGATCGCACCGATTATGATTGCAGCGCGCAGCTGACCTTTGGATAATGCGGTTCTACTCCAGTCTTCCTGTGTACTTCCGGGAGCCTGTATCGACTTTCGGCCAGAACCTACGCCTTTGACTGCCGCATCAATGCCATTGTTCAGCCACCGCATCTCTTTGCTTGTGCTATGTTTGCGGAGCCATTCCTTCCGGGCATAAGGTGACTTTGCCATGATTCTTCCTCCTGTTTTTTATATATCCCGGCAGAGCCCCACGGCCTTGCCTTCAATGACAACGGTGTTCATATCCTCCCGGCTGAGGATGATGCTGTTGAAAGCCGGATTCTCCGGCCTCAGTTCAATGAAGTTCTCGTGCAGATAGACATGTTTCAGGGTTGCCTCTTCTCCGATGCGCACAGCAGCGATCTCGCCGTTTTCCACCTCCGGCTGCTTCCGGATGGCCACCAGATCACCATCGTGTATCCGGGGCTCCATGCTGTCGCCCTTGCAGGTCAGTGTAAAGGTGGAACGCCACTTGGACGGCACACAGACTATGCGCTCCACGTTCTGCTCCGCTGTGATCGGCGTACCGCAGGCGATCCGGCCCACCAATGGGACCATGTCCATCTCCGGCATGGGCTGGAAGCCGGGAGGAATCGTCTCTGCATCCCTTTTGGCCTGCAGCCGTAGTGCTTCTTTGACGTTTCCTGCCTTTTCCAGAATGTCCTGGTCAATTTCATTCACCACATCCAAGGTATGTTCATCAATGCGATTGTTGCTCTTCCCTAGCATATAGTCAATGGACGTATTATAAAAATTGGCCAGATCGATCAATGTCTCGGAATTCGGTTGCCGGACACCTTTCTCGTAGTTGACATACGTCGTGTAAGGCATCCCGAGCTGTTCTGCTGCCTGCTTCATGCTGATGCCGCGTTCTTTTCGGAGTTCAGGGATTCGGTTCATAATCGTTACCTCCTTCTTCCCTATGTATATTATATTACACGTTTTGAGTAAATAGTCAACCAAAATACCCGAATTGGGCAGTATTCACAAAAAATTACTGTTCAATTTGGGTATTATTTTACTTTACATTTACTCGTTTCGGGTATATCATAATTGCAGTTACTCAAAGCGAGTAACAAGTTACACGAAAGGAGTTCTTTGAATTGCTCTATCCGAACATCAACGCAGAACGAAGCCGTCGCAAACTGACTATTGAGGAGTTTGCAAAGGCGTTGGGTGTCACCCGCAAGACCGTTTACAACTGGATGGTTCACGGCAACATCCCCCAATCCAAGCTGGAAAAAATGGCAGAAATGTTCGACTGCTCCATTGATTATCTGCTCCAGCGCAGCATCTGACAACAAGGAGGTTTGACCTATGGCAAAGAAACCGTTTCTGAAGCTCCGCCGCCTGTACGAAGATCAGGGGCTGCTGCAAAAAGAGCTCAGCGAGCTGTCCGACATCCCACTGGACACCCTCAAGGCCCCGGAGGACAAGGGGCGCTGGAAGGCCTGCGAGATCGTTAAAATCTGCAAGGTGCTACACATTCCGCAGGAGCAGATCGGGGCGTATTTCTTCCCGGCAATTGCAAAGGAGGAAAAGACCGCATGAAACCTTACACCCTTGCATCCGAGCGGGCCGCAGCGCCCACTGGATGCGCGTACATCGCACCGCTGTTTTGGAACAAGTGGTTCCGTTGGGGCGGTAGTCAGGCATCTGGCTGCTACCAGCTGGGCGGACAAATCAAGGATGAAAGCCACACCGGGCTGCAGATTTTTGCTGATGGCGAATGGCACCCGGTCATCGGATGGGCATTGGACGACTGCAGACCCGCAGTCAATTGTCTTCAGGAGGTAGGAGCATGAATATCAGCCCGAACGCTCAGTTAAAAATCCAGCTGGGGAAGGATGGGAACCCCAAGATTTATGCCTGCGGTACAGAGATGGAACAGAAAGCCCTTTGCTCCGCTCTGATTGCCGGGATTTGCATAGATCAAAGAAATCCGGAAGCATTGCTCAGCATAGTGACTACTGCCGCAGATCTCATGGACAGAATGGAGGAATCCCCCAATGAAGATTAAATCCCGCGTCTGGTACTGGCTGGCTGCTGCCAGCGGTTCCGCAAGTCTGCTGTACGGCATGGGCATCGAGGGCGGTGCACAGCTGGGCAGCTCCATCTCTGACAGCCAGTTCGTCACGGCCCTGTGCCTGGTTCTGGCAGCGGTCGCGTTCCTGCGGCTGGGCTTTGCCGCCCAGGATCGTGAACAGAACGCCCGCCGCTATGGCCGCGTTGACCGTACCCACGCCCGCACCGAAGAGCCGGACTACCGGCAGAACCGGAGGGGCGCATGAAAACGAAACGTCTGAAGAAGCTCCTGATGGGCATGGGCCTGAGCCGCAATCAGGCAAATCACATGGTCAAGGACCAGCGGGCCACCGGCTCTCTGCAGGTCAGCAATGCAATCTATTACTATTATGCCAAAAGGTACATCTCCGAGTTAACGCCGGACTGGTTACCGCTTATCGAAAGCTTTGTACTCGGAAACGCAGAAGAGGATGCCGAGGACATCAACAAAAATGAGCCCGCCCGTGCTGGTAACACGGACGAGCCCAGAGGGTGATGGAATTCACAAGCCCCATCACCCTTGATGATACCACATCAGAAAGGATTTTACAAATGAAAGGTATTTTAGCCGAACCGGGCAAGGCCCCGGTGATCGCATCCCTGCCCGACAGCCTGTGGGCCATTGAGAACCGGCTGGGCACGCCCTGCGAGATGATCGTGTTGCCCCGCACCCCGGCGGTGCTGTTCGTGGGCCGGTA